ACAGTTGTTCCAATCTCTGTATTTAATAGCAACTATGAGTAGACTATATTCTTTAACCCCAGAAGAAGAAGCCATTGCAGTTGAGGTTGGTTATCAAAGACAAAAGCCATACTTTGGTGACCCTACTCGTAATATAAATTATTCAGAAGGAGACCTTTGGGAGTTATGGCAACATGTTGTTGCTGCTGGTAGTGAACTAGCATTTGCTAGAATAGTTGGCAATACAACTTTCGTTCCTCATTTTAATAAATGGAAAAATGAATTAGATATTCCTGGTCTTGGTGAAGTTCGTTATACATTTAATGACCAACCTAAATTAAGATATACAAATAGAGATAATGATTCTCTTATTTATATATTAATGGCTGATGGATTACGTCATAAGACTAGACGTACTGCACCTGATTGGTTAGGAGTTCCATACAAAGCAATTGGTTGGTTATATGGTAGTCAATGTAAAGTAGATATGTTTAAGTATAATGAAAAATCTTGGTATGTTCCTGCAACATATCTCTCATCAATGGATACATTACCCTTGGAGCAATATGTCAAAACTATCTGACTTTGATTTAGACCTATCTGTTGGACATGAAGGCGAAGCATTAGTTAATGAACTATTAACTGGTGGTAAAACAATTGAGGTTAAGACAGACCTTAAGTGGAAGAACACTGGTAACTTATATATAGAAACTGTGTGTTGGTCACACAACAATAGTGAGTGGTATCCATCTGGTCTTACAACAACGAAGGCTGATTACTGGGCATTTGTATTAGAAGATGCAGTATTTATTATACCAACAAAAGATTTAAAACATGCTGTTAGTATACATGGCAGACCAATAACCTGTAATATACCGCCCAATCCAAGCAAGGGTTATGTAATTAAACTTGATAAAGTATTTGAGATAGTACAAGAGTTATCTAGGTAGTTAGGGGAAGACTATCTAGAAAACAAAAAAGACCCCCCGACCAGATAAAACTGGAAGGGGGGTTTTGTTTTGTTAGTGCTACTTAGTAAGCCCAAATTCTGGCGCTGACTTATCCAATGCTTTCAGGATAGGACCAACTAAACCTGCAACAAATGCTGCTGCTAATACTTTAGGGTCACGTTGTCCTGCTGTATACAATGCAACTGCTGCGGCAGCAGCAGCACGAATGTATGAGAGTGCAATTTGTTTTGCTTTTTCTTTGTCTATCATGGTTCTCCTTATAGGAACTTAACTAATTCAGCCCAAGTTCTTGGAACTTAATAACAGCAGCCTTAGTCTTAGGACCATAGACTCCATCAGCAACTAGAGCAAGGGCTTTTTGTACAATCTTTACACCATTGCTTTTATCCCCAGGCTTAATGGTCCCAGGAAATTCTGGCTTATCTGATACTGGTATAGCAACATTAACTTCATTGCCTGTGTAGTTAGGGCGACCAAAGCCAACGATAGATACCATTACCTTTTTCTTATTGGCAATATATCCACGAGTCTTAACTGCTACCTCGCCACCATTACGCTGGTCTCCCTTAGGATTACCAGCAGTATTACCTTCGATACAAGTAAGAGTTCCATCTCCGTTGTTTTCAATTACGATACCAACATGAGAGATTCTATCTACGTTATCTCCAGGGAAATCAAAAAAAGCAATATCGCCAGGTACTGGCTTAGCATTCTTAGCATCAGTCCAAACGTTCATCTTTTTAAATGCACCAGCACCAGCCACAGTAGATACCATATTAGGTACCTTTACTCCTGCTTGGTTAGCACACCACATAACAAATGAACCACACCAAGGTAGGAAGTTTGCCTTAGTAAAGGCACCATACTTAGTTTCATTATCCTTTGGACCTTCGATAGTTCCAACTTCTTTTTTGGCAACCTCAAGGATTGCAGCGACTGTTCCCTTTTTCATTAGTTATAGTTAGGGTCAATCTTTGCTTGCTTGTCTGCAGCCTGACGAGTCTCTACCTCTGTATCGGCAACAGTCTTTGCGCCTTTATCTACTGCAGAAAATGCTGCATTGATTTCATCAAGAGATAATTTGCCATCATCCATAAATGCACGGGCTAACTTCTCTACTACTGCTGCTACTGCTGTAAGACCAGCCACAGTTACTGCTGTAATTGTATCTACGCCAGCGATAGCACCAGCACCAATCACAGATAGACCAGATGCTGCAAAGACAGCAACGATACGCATTAATACATTTTTAAGTGAGGCCATTATTCATCCTTTGGGTTACGTAGTTTGAAAGTAATACCCCATACAAATAGGGATAAAACAATTGCATAACCAACTACAGTTTTGGCTGAACCTTCTAGTACAACCCAGGCAATAAACATACCCAGCAATGTCCATAGTTGATTAAAAATATCTGAGAACCAGGCTTTCATTATGGTTTCCTCCTTATAGCGGCTACTGCACCAGCGGATGCTGCTGCTTGTGTTGCAATATTTCCAGCGATAACTGCAGAGATGATTACCTTTTCAGATTCTTCTCTTACCTCTGGTGACATATCCGCCCCTATATTTGACAAAGCCGTAAGCACTTCTGCTGGGTTTGTAAATATTTCTGCTAATAATTCTGCTGGATTCTCTAGTAACTGAAGTGCTATTACAACACCAGCCTCAAGGACTACACCATTTTCTAATTGAACTGGTGTATCAGGGGCTAAAGTTTCTAGGTCTACCTCATCTATCTGCACCATCTCTGGCTTAATAGGTGGTTCCTCTGCTTCAATAGGTGGCTCTTCTTCCTCAGCAGGTGGTTTCTCTGCTGCAGGTGGAGGTTCTTCTGCCTCAATAGGAGGCTCTGGAGCCTCTTCTGGGGCTTCTTCTACTGGAGTAGGTGGTTCAGGCTCAACTAATGGAGGCTCAGGTACCACAGCGGGAGGGTCTGGCTCAACTGCAGGTGGAACTGGAGGAACAGGAGCAGGTTCAATAGGAGTAGGTTGAGAGGTAGCCGTGCTACCATCTACTGGTGCAACAATGGTTGCCGTATCAGAAAGAACTGTTGATGTATCGGAAGGAACTGTAGATGTATCAGTTGGTGCTGGGGTTACTGTTTGGGTTTCTGTTTGGCTGGTCTGTGTCTCTTGTTCAGAACTCGCAGAGGGCGAAGGTTCGGGAGTTGGAGAAGGAGTTGGTGAAGGTTCAGGGCTACTTGACGGACTCGGAGTTGGAGTTGCACTCTCTGAAGGAGTTGGTTCAGGAGTTGCAGTTACAGTCTCACTTGGTGAAGGAGAAGGAGTTGGTTCAGATGGAGTGGGACTTGAAGGGTCAGTAATTACTCCGTTGTAATAACCAAGAGCACCACCGTTAAGAGTATCACTAACATAAATGTTATAAGGAAGAGCATAACCACCTGTGCAATAGAAGGCTGGAATGTATCCCTTATCAGCAAAGAACTGATTAGAGTTATCCCAACCTATTTGAAATGTACGTTGTTCCCCTGCAGGGTTAGCACATATAACTGACGTGTTTGCAATATTAGCATTAGCAGATGGAATCATAAAGATAGATGTTCCAAATACTAAAAAGAATACTGCTAATAAATTATTTCTTTTCTGAAAGAAGAAAATAGATTTGGTCGACACGGGTTTCCAATCGAGTAATGCGTCCCTCTAGGTTGTGTCCCCCGTTGCCATCAGGTTTAAGTTCTGATAGATAATGTTTTACTAGCCATCTAATTGAACCAGCAAAACTGGCTACAATAGTTGCGACTGCTACTGCTAAGCCAGCCCAATCTGTGCTACTCATTATACTGTCCTAATCGTAATCTCAATTACGCCTCCAAATCCATCAAACCTTCTGTCTGGTGGAGTCATACGAGTAAAAGATATCTGGTCAATAATTACTTGACGACTTTCACCAGTGGTTAAATCCTGCCAAGTAACAACATCGCCATTTTCTTCTATGTTTTCTAGTATTTGTAACCTTTGTAGTGCTGAACCTTCATGTCCAGAAATTACATTGTATCTATCTGTCTCTACATCAAAGCAATAAACAGGAAACTTTAATGCTCTCTGTCTAGGTGTAGCAATAGTAGCCTTTACTTGATAGCCCTTAAATACAGGACCAGTTGTTGGTGTAGTTGAGTCACGATTAAAAGTAAACTTATATGCTACATATTCTTGTGCGCTTTCAGGCTGAGATGTAGTTACCTCAACAGCATTTACTCCTGCTTCATATGTAATATGGTCATAAGGAACATCATTCTTATCTACAGTTGCAAGGGTTAATGAACCTTTAGTGTAGTCACCTCGTGCTAGTAGACGCTTAAAGTTCTTAGGCTCAAGGGTTCCATAGCGGATATAACCACTAGTTAAATAACCAGTAGTAGCAAGATTAGATTCTGCCTCAATATTAATACTACCTACTTTATTTACCTTACCAACAGGTGATACTGCAGTAGATGCTACGTTATCAGCAGTCTTAGCATAGGTAAATGTTGTAGTAGTTGGTACACCAGTAACTGTATATGCACCAGTAGTTGAGTTAAATGTAGAGTCAACACCTTCCACATGGATTACATCGCCAACGGCTAGACCGTGTGCTGCAGATGTGGTTAAGGTTGCTACGTTAGATGTAAGTGCTTTGTTGTTTATTGAGCCAGCATTAAGCGCTGTAGTAGCAAATACTAATCGATTTGTTGTACCAGCAAATGCACAGGTTGTTGTTTTATATCCAGTTATACCGCTAACATACAAGTCATTGGCATAAGCAAAACGTAAAGTTTCTATCTCATTACCAAGGTCAATGCGAATAACTCCTGGCTCGCCACCCACGCTAGTTGCACACCAAACAAATCTATCCCTTGCAGCAAAGTCATAGCAAGGTTGAGTTGTTTCTACAATAAGTGGACCGTAATTAATAGAGCCATCTTGGTCCGATACAGTTGCTGCACGGATTCCTTTACTAGTGCCTATCATCATATAACCTAGATAGTAATAAATCTTATGGATAATCTCACCAACTGGCATCTCTGCTGCGGTAATAGCAGAAGTAAGAGTTGGCATAACACCAGAGGTATTAAGAGTAAATTTAAATATACTTGACTGAGTACCACTGTAGCCTGCTACATAGATGGCTGGACCAGAAGCGGTAATGCTTGAGAATACAATATCGGTATCGCTATGTGTATATACAGGGCTTGGAAGAGAAGATGCTGATGATGATATTTCGTATATCTTATTGTTAATACCCATAACGATACGGTCTTTAACATATTCCATAGTAGCGGTGTTTACAGTAATACCATTATCGCTAATCATAAGAGTATCGCCAGCACCAGAAACACCAGTTAATAGTTTTTTATATATACGCAATCTTGGAGTTCCACTATTTAAAATGTTAACAATCCAGTAAGCATAGGTACCATCATCACATATAGCCTGAACTGCATAATCAGTTCCTGCTGCATAATCTAAGAAATGCGTAACAGTTCCATCTGCTGCAATTTTATCTACATCGTACTCATCCCACAATAGGACACCATTAGTTCCACCATACTCAATAGAACGAGCAACTTGAAATGGTTTACCATTACTCTGTATTGGGCCAGATGTATAGTGTGTAGCAACGGTGTTTTTAAGTAAGGTTACTTGTCCCTTAGTCCAAACATCTACACCTTTGCTATCTGTAAATCTATGGGCTACTACTTCACCAGCAGATGGGTCATAGAACTTAATACCAGTACCATTATGAAAGGATGATTGGCTTCTTAGCCACCAACCTGTAAGTGACTGCTCACCTGGTTCTTGGTTATTATCAAATTGTTCTTTACGATACGGAGCAGTCTGTCTAATATATGGGCGTGCATCACTGATAGCATATAAAAATGGTTGCCCACCAAGGGCTACGTCATATGAATCTGCTGAGTTTTGCCATACAGATGATGAAGATAAGATACCAATTTCTGCAATACCACGAGCAATGGGTAAACCATCGCCTGCTAAATCCCAGACATTACTATCGCCTTCGGTTATATCACGACCAGCCACAGTGCTCCTTTAAATAGTTACGAGTATTACAGTGCTGCTATTTCGTCAGCAGTCAAACCTAATGCTGCTAACTTTGCTTCTGCTGATGCTTTGGCTGCAGCCTTGGCTGTCGCTGCTGCTTCTCGGGCTATTCTTTGATTTTCCAAGTTTGTAGAATCTTGGTCAAGTTGAATTAACTCTTGCTCAGTCAATTCTACAATAGTTGTTTCACCCGTAGTGCAGTTTATTATTGTTTTTGTTGGCATTTTTTTCTCCCTTTTATGATATTCCGTATAGATTAAAAGTTGAATTTGCTAAGATGTCTGCTGTAAAACTAATTTGTATACTAGAAATAGCACTTGTACTTGCAAAAGTACCTGAGCCAAATTGAATATAAGCATTAGTTCCATTGTTTTCATTTGCGCCTTTTATGTGATAACCTTTATGCCAGTTTGTATTTTGATACCCCAAAAAATATATGATATTTGCGCTAAAAATATTTGAAGTATTACTTGAAGTTGCCGTTACGCCAGCGTGTCTTGTATTAGTTGTTGTT